AACCACGCCTCGATGAGCCGGTAGCATTTCTTGTCGCCATCGGCAGTCGTCGCGTTGAAATCGTCGTGGTCGTCCGTCAGCAGGTCGTCGTCGCCTTTCATGTACTGCACGTACTCGGGGTAGTGCTGGACGAACCAGTCCCTCGGCAGCCTGTCCACCTTGAACACGGCGCGGCCCTTCTGCATGTCGATGGACTGCGGGTCGCACATCCAGTTCTTGTTGATGACGTATCGAAGATACGTCCCGCCCGAGCCTTGGTTGGCGTCCGGGTCGAACCCGACTTCCCAAACGGACCAGCCGTCGTTCAGCACGTCCTGCGTGTGCTTGTCGTACTCGCGGGCAAACCCGCACGCGGACAGCTCCTGCCGCACTACCTGCGTGAGGACCTTGGCGGCGATCTCGTTGTCGGGGACCTCCGGCACGATCATCGCCTCGGGGAACTCGTCCGACAGGTCGGCCTTGATGTTCTCGATGGTGCTCGTGATGATGGGCGTACTGGGCTTCGGGATCCGCTCGTCGCCGCCGAGATACCTGTCGTCCACGCCGCGCCAGTGGTCGCCTTGATAGATCTGTTCGTTGTCGTCGATGCGCTCCCACTCCGTCCGGTACGCGTCGGCGTACTCTTTGAACAACGTGTACACGGCGCTCGCGAACGGGCTCTGCTCGTCCCGCGGGCGGTGCTTCTCCTTGAGCCCGTCACGGATGGTCTGCATCAGCGTTTTTCCCGTGTAAATATCCATTCACTCACCTCGTAGTGTTGAGATCGTAACGGGGGAGGGTAGGAAGAACAGGACCCCCCTCCCCGTGGCGGCGGGGTGAAAAAGAGTAAAGCCCCCGCCGCAAACCTAGTGGCGCTTGCGCCTGTGTTTCTTGTGCTCCCGCTTCGCGATGGACTGACCGATGTAGTCCGTGACCTCGAAGTCCGCGCGGCGCTCTTTCTCCCTTTCGAGAAGCTGTCTCTTCTCGATGTCTTGGAGCATCCGCGTGACGAACTCCTCCTTGCTCATGTGCCTCATAAGCCCATGAACCCGTCGCCGCTTGCCCGCCTGTCCTCGTGGAACGGGTCGAACTTGAGCACTTTGTGCTCTGTGACCGTCACGATCTTCGCCGGTGTCGGCCTGCTCATGCACCCGTAGCGCAGGGCTTCGGGGGCGTGGTCCTCGCACTTGCCGGACACGTCCTCGTGGTCGTGCTCATCGTATGTAAGGTTCGGGAGCGTTCGGATAAGGTTCTTGCAGTTGGAGAAGATTCGCAGGTACGGCACGCCGTCGTCCGCTAGGGCGAGGTTCTCGCGTACTCTCTGCCAGCCGATGACCCTGCTGTTGTCGGCCTTGACCAGCGGCACTCCTATCTTAGTGAACGTCTCCGCGACGCTCTCGCCGCCGAGGGCGTCTTTCATGCCGCGGTTCTGCCACATATCGGGCGAGGCCGCCGTGTACTGGATCTCCTCGAACGCCGACAGCTCCTTGATCTTCTTCGCGGCGTCCGTCGCGAGCATGTGGTTCTGGTAGAGCTCCCGATACACGAACAGGTGCTTGTCGGGACCAACGGCAAACCACAAACAGGCCGTCGGGTCGTTGTAGCCCCAGTCCATCGCGCGGAACTTCTTCCACTCGCGCGGGATCTCGAACGGCTCGACAACGTGGATGTTCCTGTCGAACTCGGAGAAATACTGCCCCTCGATCACGTCCCAGTCCCCGTCGAGGTACGCCTTGCGCAGATGCTCCGGCAGGCCCTTGAGCACTTTGATGTACTCGGGGTTCGTCTCCATGAGCACCTTGTTGTCGTAGACTTTCGCGGGGATGAACACGTAGTCGTCGGGGTCCTCGTCCTCTGTGAAGTGCCTGTCGATGAACAGTCTCTTGATGTAGTCGTGACCGGGACCGCCGGGGTTGCAGGTATAGTAGAGCCGCGGCTTGAAGTCCGTCCTCGTGGAACGGCAGCTCGTGCTCAAATACTGCATCTGCATGGGCGTGAACTGCGTCGCCTCCTCGAACGTGATGACGTCGTATTCCTGCCCCTGGTACTGGTACACGTCGTTCTCGTTCTCGCAGTACCCCATCTGTATACGGCTACCGTTCGGGAACGTGAACTCGTGCCGCGTGCTGTTGTAGTTCGCGAAGCCGTTCAGCTCTGCCGCCAATGGCCTCTCGTGGTTCTCGTACAGCTGCTTCAAGGTCCGGCGCAGGAACAGCAGGTTCAGCCCCGGATAGTTGAGAGCGAGAAGTACGTTCTTACGCCGTGCGGCCCAGCTCTTGCCGCCGCCCCTCGCGCCGCCGTAGGCCACGTGCTTTGCCTGTGCCTTGAAGAACTCGATCTGCCTCTCCGACGGCTGGCCTTTCAGCTCCAGCGTTCTTGCCATGCGATCACGTCCTTACAGCACGGTCTTCAGGTCGGCGCGCTGGAGCTCCACGAATTTGTTCGCGTAAAAGTCAGCGACAGGCGTTTTGTATACGTCTACCGTGATGACCATGTTCGTGTTCGCGGAATCGACCTCGCTTTTCCTGTCAGTGCTGAAATAGTTCTCTTTGCACCGCGCATTGATCGCGGGGGTCCTGTAATAGACGCCGCCGGACGTATAACCGATACCGCCGATCGCCGTGTACATCGGGCCGTAGGAAGTTCCGGTTGTTTCCAGCGTCCCCTCGGTCGACCCGTAGTATCGAATAAATTTGTTGTCGTAGATCGTTGTGTTTTTCGAGGAGTTATATCCGTCATCCAGCGAACTCTCTTGTGTGAAAATCGGGTAATACGAGGTGACCTGCACATGCGTGAACCGTTTGACCGTATTTTTCAACGTGGCCCCGGCTAGGAACGCGACGTCTGCGTAGAAATGTTCTACGAAAGAAAATGCATAATCGTAATCATCGCTGATCGCGAACTCGTCCTGCGTCTCCTTCGCTTTGATCGTACCGGTAGTCGTCGATGCCGTCCACGAATCGAACGTCGTGTCGTTCTTCAGGTTAATGGTTTTCTCCAGTTTCCTGCCGACAAGCTCCGTCCCCGGTCCGAACCACGGGTAGCTCCCGCCGCCTCCGCCGCCGCCATTGAGAATCTTTGCCACAATTATAGCGTTGAGGTCGATATTCATGCTGACCTCCTTACGACTGCAAAGCAGTCCACGTGCCGCTTGCGTTGAGCATGTAGCACGGGGTCCCCTCGTCCGCCACGATCGCCACGCTGCCCGGCGCGCACCCGGTCGTCGGCAGGTCGCTCGCGTCCGCCGCCGCGTCCATGATGATCGTCACCAGCGGATCAGCCGCCGCACAGAGATCTTTCTTCACTATCGTCCAAGCCATATCGAATCCTCCTTTACGATTCGTAGCGATTCGTATCAAATCGCAGGTAAAATAACAGGACGCCCCAATAAAAGGGCGCCCTTATCGGTATAAAGTGTGTAGGATCAGTGCTTACATATAGAGGGGGTATATATAAACCCCGTCGCCGGGTGGTAGGACCGGGGGTCCCGTCTGCCTTTTCGCAACTTAGTACTACGAATTTCAAAAAAAGCGACCCCTTATACGAAAGAAAGAAAGAAAACAAGCAAAGAAAGAAACCAACATAAGCATAGCTTATGTTCGCCTCGTCGCCTTTGGGCTGGCTGACCTGCCCAGCATAAGCGAGAGCTTATGCTAGACGAGTCGGCTCTGCCTCGGCTGACGTTTTCCGCTGCAAATGGGGCCTTAAAGGGGGGAATCTATTCGTTAAAGTCGAGTTTAGCGAATAGTTGGCTCACTTGCTCCAGCTTTGAGCGTCAGCCCCTGCTCCCTCCAGCTTGATTACGACTGCTTTGTCCTCATCTGCCTTGGTGTAGCCGAAGTTTGTCAGCACCATAGCCGCAATCTTTGGGTTGTAATCCCCAGTCATGGAGCGTTCTATCGTGATGGTTTCGATTCTGTCCCTTGCGCGGGAAAGCATGTCAAGCACTCTAGTTTTTGCTTCTCCATCGAGCCTTTCTAAATACTCCCCATCAAGCCACATATATAGAGCTTGGCGACTTACCCCAAGGTGGCAAGCCAAACCAACCATCGACGGTGGCTTCATGTAGCGGGTGACTATGTCACCCGACTTCAGCTCCAACTCCTTCTTGGATGCTTCGCATAGCTCGAAATACTCGGCGATTCGACGCTCTAACTCCTCCGGAGTATAGAGCATCGGAGTGTTTCGGCCCTTCATCGTCAGCCCTCCCTCCGAAAACGATTAAGGAGCCCCGCCGAGCTCCTCGCGAGTATGATACTCAACTATCCCTAACTTGTCAAAAACGTATCATCGACAGCACTCAAGAATACTCAAGAGGATTTCAAAGAACAGGCTAATTTATAGCCTCTAAGCCATCTGTGGCAGCGGCTTCGGCCTCCCCTTTTCCTACGGGGGCAAACTCCCCCGTAAGGGGGAGTATTGCCCTGCGCGGCCCATAACGAAGTTATGGGCTTACGCGAAAAAGGGGCCGATATGATGGCCTCGTCGGACGGCGGCAACCGAGACACCAAGCCGCAGTGATTCAAAGCAAAATCAAATGCCGAAAAGGCAGAAAGGAAGTACCCCATGACTAAGAAGTTTGATTTCACCCGTAAGCTCTCCACCTCTGAGATTCTCAACTGCGGAGCCTCCCGTATCGGAGCCATCGAAGACTACCATGCCAGCCACTTCTCCACGCCTACCTTCCTCGGGAACGCTGACGGTTCTGTGAGCGTAAACCCCAACACCCTGTACCTCGGCTGGGAGCTTGAGGTTGAGCGCAAGAACAGCGACTACTCCCCTGCTGTGGCGGCGGCTTTCGTCCGCTGGACTGCAAAGCAGTCCGGCGAAGTCGTTCGGAACATTGAGCACGACGGCTCCCTGTCGAACGGTTTTGAAATCATTTCCCAGCCAGCTACGCTGGCTTACCACATGAGGAAAGCTGGCCTCGCCGACATCCTCGGGTTCCTGTCCGACGCTGGCTACGCCAGCCACGACACTGGCTCCTGCGGCCTGCATGTACACGTCAGCGAGAGTGCACTCGGTCGCACTCCCGAGGCTCGGGACCGTGTCAAGGCCCTCATCGTCCTGCTGGTCGACCGTTTCTATGGAGCTGAAAGCTCCATGCCGCTGGTCAAGTTCGCTCGCCGCTCCCCGAACCACTATTGTTCAAAGAACAATGCCGGAATCCGTCGGGGCGACAATCGTGAAACGATTGTGGCAAAGGCGAAGGCGACCTCTCGCGGCTGTGACCGCTACAGAGCGGTCAACCTCACGAACGCGGCGACCGTTGAGTTCCGCCTGTTCAAGGGCACGCTGAACGCAGAGACGTTCGCCGCCACACTCCAGCTCGTAGACACCCTCGTGCGCTGGGCGATGAACCACACCGTCCTCGAGGCCCTGTCCTGCACGTTCGGCGACATAGTCGCCGCCTGCAAGTACCCCGAACTCAAGTCCTACTGCGAGCGTCGCGGCATCGACATTCGGACTTCGTCCGAAGTCGCGGCGACCGCGGCAAACAGCAGGGAGGAGTAATCCTCCCTGCTCCCGCCCGATGATGGCACGGTGGCTCCGTGCCGAAACGCCGATGAGCGTCGCGGGAAGCCACACACACACCCGACACACAGACACACAGGAGGACACACACATGAGTAAGCGCACCATCCGCAGCACACACGACGCCTCTAGGGGCTGGACCGTCACCATGACCGCCGACGACGACGGCACGCTCTCCGTCCATCTCATCGCCCCGTTTCAGGCGCACACCGAGTGTGTGTACA